TTTCATGATATCACAAAATGGACAAGCGTTTTGAGTGTATAGTGTTAACCTAATTGAATTTGACATTAGCCATAACCTCCGTAAGACATGCAACTACATTGAGTTCGTGATCAGCTACAAACGCTTGTTTGTATTGATAATCAGCAAGAATCAAAACTAGTTGTGGAATTGATTGTGGTTCAATGCTATTAGAAGCATTGTCATACAATCCACGGAAGATTGCTGCCGCATCTGTATCTATATTGTTTACAACCCACTTACGCATCTCTTTGAAGTTTTTATCTTTAAGCGTCTTTACAAGATCTTCAATGGATCCACCCATATCAACAGTGCTGCTAACATCAAAACCCAGAACAGAACGTCTTTGAAGTTCGTTGAGGACTCGGCGCCAATCCGGCGCATGCTTTGAGACAATTGGTAATAAATCTTTTTTATCATATTCAACTCCTTCACCATCAAGGATCGTACACGCACGTTCAAACATATTCTGCATAAGTGCTGCAGTATTTTTCTTTGACGTGTTGAATTCATATACACCGCAACGAGAGTGTAATGGCTCAATGATACGATTCTTGAAATTACAAGTTAGTATGAATCGACAATTGTTTGAAAATTCTTCGATGAAACCGCGAAGAGCCGGTTGCGTTGATTGTGCATTAAGATAATCAGCCTCATCAAGGATTACAACCTTGACGCCACCTTGTAATGAAACGGTAGAAGCAAACTGTTTAATCTTACCACGCAGGGTATCAATATTGCCATCTTCAGAACCGTTGATCATAATCCAGTCAAGGTTCATTTGATTGCATAAAGCTTTGGCCACGGTAGTTTTACCAGTGCCAGCTGTACCGCTGAACAGCATATTTGGCAAATCACCAGATGTTACGATCTTTTCAAACGTTTGCTTTAGCTCAGTTGATAAAATACAATCAGCGATTTGTTGAGGACGATACTTCTCGACCCATAAAAATTCATTAGACATTCACATACTCCATAATAAAAAAAGAGGGGAGGTAACCATGCCTCCCCGCGAGACTATTGAGCGTCTAACCTTAGTCGCCATCAGATTCGGATTCAGCTGCTTCCATAGCTTCTTCCTGTTCAACCTGTTCTGCAAGTTGAATAATCTGGATGGATTGATCACGTAAGCCACCAATAGTCGATAGCTCTTCGCCTTTAATAGCACCACGTTGAGTCATCGCATCGATAACTGCAATCATGGAACGAGCTGTGCGATTAGACACTTCTCGCAATTGTGTCATAGTTTCTGACATTTTACGCTCCGAAGGTAGATGTTTTTTCAAGTGCAATCCAATACTTTACGTCTAGACTAGTATGGCTGAATTGCGAGATAAGTTTAGATGAGATAGCTACTTCGTAATCACCGGGTAGTATCTTCAAGTTGTTTGTACTCAGGATAAAATTAAACGAATCATCATTACTAAATTCACCATCGATATCAATAGAGAAAGCATTAGATGTTTTGTTTTGAGAATCAACCACAGAAAGACTGAGTACACCATCGTTACCAGAAATAGAAATTTCGCTATGACCAAGAGTCGAAGAAGCGCGCTTAAGCCGATTCAATGTCTCGTTGTCTAGCTTGAATTTCACATTTGCATCTGGCATTGTGATGTCTTTTTGTGGAGTTGTCAATGTATCTTCTGATGAATAGAAGTACTTGACTTTAGAACGTCCAGTAGAATCGTTAACAACCACATAGTCATCTTCAAACTTAAGACGTGGTGTGTCAACCAAACTAAGGACACCCATGAATTCGTTCAAATCGTAAATACCAAAGTCTTTAGGGAAGTCTGCATCAAGCACCGCGGTGGATAGTACTGTTCGAGCTTCACTAATAGTTTTGATCGTATTACCTGAACGGATCATCATGTTAGGATTGATGCCACTGAAGTTTTTCAGGACATTAAGTGTATTTTCGCTGAGTTCCATTATATACCTTTTCTTTTCCAATTATGTTATTATTATAACACGTTTTCACTGCATTGTAAACCATTTATTTGATTTTTGAGAAATTCTTTTCTTTAATGAATTCAATCTTATTTTCAAACCTGCCATCAAGGATTTCACCCTTGTGAGAGATAATGAATACGTTTGTATCCTCACCTAGTGTATATAGGATCTTAATAAGATTGTCTACGCCGTCATGATCAAGAGATGAATCAAATGTTTCATCAAGCATTAACAAGTTAGTAGAAACCGAGTTCTTCATCTTAGCAATTTGTCTCCAAGTAAACAATAAAGCTAAATCGATACGTTGCTTTTCACCTTCAGAAAACGATTCATATGTAAATTCGTCTCTGTGCCTAGAACGAATTGTTTCATTGAACTCTTCATCTAGATTAAAGTGTACATAGAAATCAAGAACCTGTAGGTACTTGTTAATAAGTTGATTCATAACTGGCAAATACTGTTTAATGATTTTAGTTTTGATACCAGTATCTTTAAGCATTTCAGCAATTGCTAATTTGTATGAATAGTCTTCGTTCTTTTGCATTTTAGAATCATTGAGATCTTGCAGCTCTTCTTTAATAACTGCAAGATCACTATTTGCTTTTTGCAGATCAGCCGACACGTCTTTCTCTAGGAACTTCTGGTAATCAGATATTTCTTTCTGGTGTCTTGAAATATCTTGGGAGTTCGTAGCAAGCTCAGATACTTTAGATCGAAGCGTTGAAAGTAAGTCAGTCGACAATTTAATCTCCGACTCCACCCCTTGGCCTTCAACTCCGATTTCTTTGAGCGCTGCCTTCCCCCGATCCTGAGATTCCGTGGTTGTGCGTAGTATCTCAGATTTATGGCTGTCTGAAATGGCTTGGTCGCATACGGGACACGCCGCATTCTTTTCGAAAAACTCGACCCGTGAGCTGAGGTCGGTGAGTTTCGTTTTCTGATCTTGACTTCGCATGAGAAGACCTTGGCGTTGATCCGATAAAGATCCCAACCTTGCCTCGGCTTCAGATACAGATTCATCGAGTCCGAGGCTAAGCTCACTATTCTTAGCCTGTAGTGCATCGATACTATTCTGCGATTCAGATATCCTATGTTCATAGTTCCTCCTATTATCCTCAGTTAAAGTAGAAACATCCGCAATATATTTCTTTTGCGTTTCCACTTTGTTTTTCATGAGGTCAATCTGGTAAGTTATGTCTTTTAGGTTATCTTTTATAGCATTTGATTCCTCCTTGAGAATCTGATTCATCTTAGAAAATACACCAATATCAAGCAAATCTTCAATAACTCCACGACGGCTGCCGGGATTCAGCTGCATGAATGGAACAAAGTTAGATGAGCCAAGTACCACAACCTGATGAAATGATTTGTGATTTAGCTTTAATATGTTTTGTTCGAGAATACGTTGATATTCTTTAGAATGAGATGATTGATTTACTAATTCGTTGTTCTTATAGATTTCAAACTTAACTGGCCGATCACCACGTACTACTTTGAAATGTGCAGCACCAACAGAAAACTCAACTTCAACTAAGCTGCCTTTACCATTAATTGAATTGATGAGTTGTAACTTACCAATCTTTCGATGTGCTTTACCAAAAAGAGCAAACGATAAAGCATCAAGCATAGTTGATTTACCTGAACCATTATGACCAACAATCAATGTAGTCTTATGGCGTGTAAAATCTAGCTCGGTCCAGTTATTACCAGTTGATAGAAAGTTCTTATAGCGGATATTCAAAAAGTTAATCATACAATTTCCAAAGCTTGAGCCTGAGTCATCAGGTCTCTCATCATCACTTTGATCTTGTCTTTATCAAGATCAGTATCAACACCTTCAACATAGTCATCCATTAGTCGTGGAGTATCGTCTATGTCAAGGCCTTCATCTTCAACATTCGTACCTAGAAACTCGTTAAAGTTTTCAGATATCTTTAAATCATATATGTCTTGGTTTTGAATACGATCAATAAATCGATCAAAAACAAACGTATCTTGTTTTTCTACAACTACAACTTTTACAAACTTCTTATCAAGCTGCTTGACATCATAGTTATTATAATCGGTTTCTTTATCGTTGTAAACAATTCTATGAAACAAAGTATATGGATTCTTAATCCGTTCAACTTCGCGTGTATCAGTATCTATAATAGAAAAATACTTAGGGTCATGAGCATCTGACCAAAAGAACTCCATTTGGCTACCAAGATACCAAATATTTTCTTTACGAGACGATACGTGAAAGTGCCCAGTTAATACTAATTCAAACCGCTTGAACAAGTCTGCAGCTAAGCCATGCTTGTTTTCTACGCCTCGCATCATTTCAAAGCCACCAAGTTCAAGATGGCCAGCTAACCAGTCAGCTTTGCAATTAGCAATAAACTCCATTGATGTGTCGTGGTTTTCAGAACAAATCCAAGGTAACATAGCAATCTTTAGACCGCCATATTCCATTACCTTTGGTTCCATAATGATATTGACCTCGTTCATAAAATGGCCAAGTAGTTCTTTCAAACTATTCATATCATTAGTATTCTTAAAGTAAGTATCGTGGTTTCCCGGAATAATATCCATAACCATATTGCGTTTACGCATCTCTTGCAAGAAATGTTTACGATTATGATTAAGAGCTTTTACGTTAATTACTTTACGGTTGTCATAATAATCACCAAGGTGTACGATTTGTGTAATCCCATGCTTCTCACACTCTGGAAAGAAAACATTCTCATAGAAGTCTTTAGCATTATCTAAGAATATTTGGGATGAATTTCGTATGCCGCAATGTGAATCATTTAAAACTGCCAGCTTCATTTATTCAAGGAACTCCGATAAATCAGAATCAGCGTGTACAGTACGCTTCTTTCTTTTCTTTTCAATTTTAGCATATTCCTTTACTTCGGAATCTACATAACGAATCTTATCAATTCTGCCTTTGAGTGTATCAACAAAAGCACCTGCTACTAAACCAGAAACAGCATCACCATTATCATTAATCATAAAGTCTTCTGCACCAGAATTAGCTATGTACTTCATTTTGATTTCTTGTTGTTTTTTCTCTTTAGCAATTCTACGAAGAAACGCATACCAAGTAATTTGAGTAAAATAAGCAAAAGCATTAGGTTTACCTGTACGTGTCGCAGCTTCGATATCGTAATTGTTGATTGCTTTCAAACAGTTTTCAACTGCGTCCATAACCATTTCTTCACGATACGTATACCGAATAAAATTTGATTTATGGGATAAGCCTTCAGCAATACGTAGAAAGCAATGAGCTACGTAGTCTGGAACTTTTGGAATCTCGATCTTTGATTCTTTGGCTTCCGTTACTGTCATAACATAATTCACGACTGCTTGTGAGAATTCTGCGTTATTTACGTAATGGATGCTTGCTCTTTTTTGACGCATTTAAGTGTCTCCTTCATCATTAAGTATATTATATCACGTCTTAAGGAGTTTGTACATACTTTATTATTCTCATCACACGTAATTATAATTGTTTCTTTTGCTCACTATTTAGTGTACAAGATG